CCCGAACATCAGAGCGCCGCACTTGCCACAGAACAATTTGTCCGTGAGAATGTAGTCGGCACGCGACCATGTTTTCGTCGGTGCTCGTTTGTTGATCTTCAGCATTTCCTGTACTTTGTTAAACACGTCGTCCTCGATAATCCGAGGAACGCCGTCCATGATCTCGCGGCCTTGATACTCGTAAATGCCGATGTATTTCTTGTTCTTCAGAATCGAATGCAAGCTGTTCTTGGTGAAGGGCCCGCCGCGCAACGTCCGCAGACCCATTTCATTCAGCTTGTCAACGATTTCCGTAACTGTCTTGCCGTCCGCGTACATGGTGAAGATCATCTTCACTGTGGGCGCGGTATTTTCGTCTATGATGAACTTCTTGTCCGGCCCGGTCTTGTAGCCCAGCGGGCGGTTTCCGCCCAGCGACTGGCACTTCTCGGCGCTCTCAGCACGGCCACGGCGGATGTTCTGCGAAAGCTGTAGGCTGTAATACTCCGCGAAGCCTTCCAGTACGCTTTCGAGGATCACGCCCTCCGGGCTGTCCGGGATGGTTTCCGCCACATACTCGACGCGCACGCCGTTCTTGCGGCATTTCATCTTGTTTATGGCGATCTCCTCGCGGTTGCGTCCAAAGCGGTCAACTTTCCACAAAATGATAACGGAGAATTGCCGTTTGGCCGTGTCCTTCAGCATCTGCTGGAATTCGGCGCGGTTATCTGTCCGACCGCTCTTTGCCCTGTCAACGTATTCATGCACGATGGTGTAGCCGTGTGCGGCGGCGTAGTCCCTTGCGTTGGAGAGCTGCCCTTCGATGGACTGTTCTCCTTGACTGTGGCTTGAATACCGGGCATATACGACGGCCAGTTCGCTAACCTCCGGCTTTGCCATTGGCACCTGCCATTTAATATCTATCGACATATCTGTTTACCCGTTACGCCCTTCTGCGCCCAGCAGGAGGGCTTTTTCTGTCCATTCGTATGTGAATTGCCGAATCTCTCGAATCATTCCGTAGACCTGTAGGTTTTGAAGAACTGCATACGCACAGTTGTTTCCGCATTTACATTTGCGCTGAATTGCGGACGTTGTAAGCACTGACAATTCGGACAGGTTGTTTGCGAATTCGTCTCGATTATCACGGACTTCAATAGGCAGAAATGGCTGTAATGCGGAAGCGTTAATTTTGGGCTGTACTGATTGTGCGGAAACTGCCATTTGATCGAGCGTCGATTCAACTTTTCTAATTTTGCCCTTAATGTAAATCAGCTGAAACAACTTTTTGACACCGCGAATTGCAGGGCCTATCCACAGTGGGAACAGCATGAACGTCATCGTTGTTACCACGTTATACACCGCTGTCCAGAAGGGTTGCTCTTTGTTGATGTCCAGCATGGCAACAAAGAGAGCGGACGCTGCGAACAGATACGCGCCGAGCAGAAAAATTCTCACGCCCTTCGGCAACTGCGAGAAACGGAAGGCTCCTGCGCTGCGGACGTTTTCCAGCAAAAGAACGTTATTCGCATTTGCCAACTCGCGTGCGGCTTTTGTGAATGTGCTGTTGGTGACAACCATTGCACGGTCGCAGTTGTAGAGCGCTTTTCCGGCTACTGCTTCCTGTATCGCGCCAAGGCTCACAGGGCTTGAGTAGTATTTGCACTGTACGGCGTATTTGTGCCCGGCCCTGTGGGCCGTAACATCGACGCCAAAATCACCTGATCCCTTTGTCACCTTAACGCCGGTGTAGCCGTGCCCGCGAAGGTACTTTGCGACCAGATATTCGTAATCGTGTCCATCCATGACCACGACCTCCCTTCACCTCATAAAGCGTTTGAAATCGACGTAGAGGATTTTTCCCTCACGCCGCATCAGGCATTCTTTGCTTTAGCGACCGTCTGGTACTTATCGGACGACAGCAGACCGGTGATATACGCTTCAACCTTCGCGCGGTCAATTTCGTCCAGCTTCAGGTATTGACGATACACCTCTGGCATGGCGTCACGCTCCCGCAGCGCGTCGGCATCGACGGCAAGCATCATTTGCCGAGCTTTCTTCATATCACCGTTCGCAGCCTCAACATAGGTGAGCGGGATTTCTGCAAGTGCGTCCCCGTTTTTGTCGTAGTCAATCGGATCGTCCGTTCTTCCCAGCAGGTAATCCACTGAAACGTCAAAATAGTCCGCAATCTTTTCAGCGGTGTAAGAATCGGGCTTTGCGTCGAAGCCCTCCAAATAGCGCTTCTTCCAGTAAGACACGCTGCCACGGCTGAAGCCAATCTCTACACTTGCGCGCGTCGGATTGATGCCCCGATCATCACAGAGCTTTTTGAACACATCGTAAAACATATTGCCTCCGAGGAAAAATTCAAATATTTGCTCCAACCCCCCTTGACAAGTTCAAATGATTGCTCTATAATGTAAACCGTGGAGCAAATATTTGAACGAACGACAGCCATAGCATGGCAAGCCCCCTCCGCTGGCACGGAGGAAGCCGTCGAAAGGGTATCAGATACACACCTTTTCTATGATACCACAACAGTGCAAATATTTCAACTCCTTTTGCGAAAATATTTGAACTTGGAGGTGAAAATTTGAATTTCGACTGGACCGCTGAAGTGGTCGGGCGTATGCACACGGCGGCGATCACGGGCAAGCAGCTTGCGGATGAAGCAGGGCTGACGAACTCGTACCTGTCCGCCGTTCTCCACAACAAGAAGGGCAACGCTACGACCCAGCAGCGCATCATTGATGCGCTTGAACGCCTCGAGCAGCGGCAGGCAAGCGAACCCACAGTTAATCAGTAAGAAACGAGGAAAGCATCATGGCCAACGTCAAAATCGACTGCACGCAGATTCCGCGAGTACAAATGGATATTCTCTGTCGGACGCTGCTTGCGGGCATTGAGCGGTTTTACTCCGATCCGGAGAATTTGCGCCGCTACGAAGCGTGGCTACAGAAATGCAGAGAGGAAGGCAAGTTCTATGACGACGACACGCAGACGGCAGCACAAGCAGTTCAATAGGCTGCGCCGTATCGCTCTTGGCCTCTTTGTGCTGGCAGTGTTGAAGGCGGTCGTAATCACGATCCTTGCCGTCAACTGCGCGTCAGGCGCAGCGCCCGCACCGGAGGAAACCGCACCCGCTCCCACGGCTGAAACGTCCGTGCCGGAAACCGAAGCCCCTACCGCCTCCACATCGGACGAGCCGGTCACAGAGCTGGAAACCGTACCGCAGGAGACAGAAGGGCAGAGATTCCTACACAGTGACGACATTCCGCTGAGCTACGAGCTTCAAGAGGTAATGCAGCAGGCGTGTGAGGACTACGGCGTTCCCTATGCACTGGCGCTGGCAATCGCGGAATGCGAAAGCAGCTTCAACCTCGATGCAGACAACGGCACCTGCTGGGGCCTGATGCAAGTCCATCCGATTAACTATGATCGCCTGCGCGGACTTGGGATCGAACCCACCGACTATGAGGGCAACATCGTTGCCGGTGTCCTCCTGATCGGTGAGCTGCTGGACAAGTACGGCGACCAGCACAAAGCCCTCATGGCCTATAACTGCGGCGAGGGCGGCGCTGCGAAGCTCTGGCAGCAAGGCTACTACTCAAGTCAATACTCAAGGCACGTCACGAACGTTTCCGAAAGCTGGCAACAAATCATCGACGATCTGAAGAACATTTAGGAGGCAAATCATGTTTGAGATCAAAATGACCATCGAAATCCCCGGATTACCGGAAGCGCTGAACGCGCTGGCCGGTGCCATCGGCAAGCAGCCCGAATTCGTCTGCCATCAGCACGGAGGGAACAACCACCACATCGACAACGCAGGCGTTGTCAACGTTGATTTCCCTGCCGCTCCCGCTGCCCACGCCGTAAACCCTACGACATCTGTTCAGCCTGCGCCAACTACCGGCACTGTTGCACCCACCCCTGTTCAGCCGACTGCACCGACGACTGCTGCCCCGATTGCGCCGCCCGCTGCTCCGGCTGAGAGCTACACCGTGGAGGCGCTGAGCCGCGCGGGTGCGGCGCTGATCGACGCAGGCAAGATGCCGCAGCTCCTCGCTCTGCTGGGCAAGTTCGGTGTACAGGCCGTAACGCAGCTGCCGAAGGAGGCATACAGCGCTTTTGGTGCTGAGCTTAAAGCCCTCGGAGCGCAGCTTTAACGGGAGGTGGGACAATGCCTACCCCCAGACAACACGCCCTTCTGAGCGCATCCAGCGCCCACCGCTGGCTGGCTTGTACGGCGGCACCGCATTTCGAGGAGAGTTTTCCTGACGGGACAAGCTCCTATGCGGAGGAAGGTACTCTGGCACACGCCATCTGCGAGCTGTATGCCCGCAAGAAATTCACTGTCCTGTCCACCCGCAAATTCAACTCTGAGCTGAAGAAGCTGCAAGCCCGCCCGCTGTACTCTGACGAGATGCTGCGGACCGCCGAAGCGTATGTGGACTATCTCACGGAGAAGGCCATGCAGTACGCCGCGCCGCCCCATGTGGCAATGGAGGTCAAGGTCGATCTCACGACCTATGTCCCGGACGGTTTCGGCACCTGCGACTGTATCATGATTGGCGGCGACACGCTGCACATCACCGACTACAAGCACGGCAAGGGCGTTCCCGTATCGGCTGAAAACAACCCGCAAATGCGGCTGTATGCGCTGGGTGCTCTGAAGCTCTACGGGCCTATCTACGGCGACCAAATCAAGTGGGTATCAATGGGTATCTGTCAGCCCCGCCTGTCACAGGAGGCCAGCGAGGACGCCCTTAGTGTGGATGATCTGCTTGCATGGGGCGAGAGTATCAAACCCCTTGCAAAGGAAGCCTACGACGGCCCCGGAACCTTCTGCCCCGGTGAGCACTGCCGATTCTGCAAGGGCAAGGCGCAATGCGCCGCAAGAGCCGCGTTCTTCACCGGCTTTGAGGATTTCAAGAATCTCACCCCCGCGAACGGCAGCCGTGAGATCGGAAAAAGCCCGTGCCTGTCGGATGCCGAAGTCGGCGACCTGCTGATTCAGGCCGAAGGTCTGGTGCAGTGGTACAAGGACCTTCAGGACTACGCCACCGGCGCAATGCTTGACGGTGGCGAAATCCCCGGCTGGAAGCTGGTGGAGGGCCGCAGCAACCGTGCCTTCACGGATGTTGACGCCGCTGTCCAGAAGCTGATTGACGCCGGGTATGACGAGGCGCTGATTTACGACCGCAAGCCGAAGACCCTCTCAGAGCTGGAAAAGATGCTCGGCAAAAAGACCTTTGCGGAGCTGCTTTCCGAGTGTGTCACGAAGCCGAAGGGCAAACCTACACTGGCCCATGTATTCGACCGCCGTGAGACGTACTGCCCCGGCGCGGCTGAGTTTGAAGGTGCTGACAATGGCTGAAACCGTGTGCATATTTCGGTATGAGACTGCTGCGTTTACGCTGGTCTATCCCGAGGCACTTCATGAACTGCCTCTTTCCAATTTGCGAAAGTTGTTTAAGTTCATGTGCAGCGACCGTACCCATTCGCGTAACGCACGACGCTCTGAAGGACCTTATATCTGAGACGCATAGCGCGTGGGGCGCTGCCTCGTCAGAGTATCAGAATGGCTGGACTGACCCTCGGTACAAATCTGCGTTTGAGCAACGAAAGATCAAGGCAAGCAATAACAAGCTGCTCAGAACGCTGAAAAGCGCCAAAGCACAGCATGAAAGAGCCAAGAAACTCTTAGCCTACTTTGAATCCCTTTGACCCAACCTGCGGACGCAGGACTGAACATATTGAACCGAATGAATTTTATGGAGGAATTAAACCATGTATCAGAATGACCCGAAAAGAGTTCTCACCCCCGAATGCCGCCTGTCTTACTGCAATCTCGTGACCGCCCGTGCGCCGCAGAACGGCGTGGGCGATCCGAAGTTCAGCGTCACGCTGCTGATCCCCAAGTCCAACCCGAATATCAAGCAGGAGCTTGATGCGGCTATGAACGCCGCTGCCGAGGTTGGCGTCAACGCCAAGTGGAACGGCGTTCGCCCCGCCCGCATCGAATCCGTCGTGCATGACGGCGACGGTGTGCGCCCCTCCGGTGAGCCTTTTGGTGAGGAATGCCGTGGCTGCTGGGTAGTGACCGCATCCAGCAAGAACAAGCCCTATGTCTGCGGCGCGGACAATGTGAACTGCGAGCTGGCTCCCACGGACATTTACAGCGGTATGTATGCCCGTGTGTCCATCAACTTCTATGCCTACAACTCTGCTGGCAAGCGCGGCGTCGGCTGCGGCCTGCGCGCCGTGATGAAGACCCGCGACGGCGAACCGCTCAGCAACTCCGTTGTTACTGCTGCTGAGTTCGCCGGTGTCGGCGGCGTTCAGCCGCAGGCCGGTTACACTCCCGGCCAGATCAACCCCATCACCGGTCAGCCCATGTAAACCACAGCGCTGGGCAGGCGGCTACACAGTGACCGCCTGCCCGGCAAGGACACAAAGGAGGCAAATATGAAAACCCGTTTTGACTATTCCGGCGTTTGGATCACCGGCGTCGGCGAGGCTGCCCCCGTGGGCAACATGGAGACGCCGCATTTGCTGAACACAGTGCGTATGCTCGTTCAGAAGCCCGCTCGGACGCTTTCCATCCTCGTGGCTGACATTGAGCACGCGACCTTCTCTGATACGGTCTGGACGCCCTTCAACGCTGATGACCGCAAGCAGTCCCTCAAGAACGTAACCAGCTTGAGCGACGCGGAGCTGGTCGAGTATGTGCAGTCAACCCCGCTGTTCAAGTCCATGATCGAGGAGCTTCAGGAGCGCGGTGTCAACACCAAGAACGTTCTCAGCCTTTATTCCAGCTCTGAAGCCTTCCAGCGATAAGGAGGTGCGACGTGATCCACCTCAGTATCGACCTCGAAACGTATTCGGACGTGAACCTGAAGAAGGCCGGTCTTTACCGCTATGTGCAAAGCCCCGCCTTTGAGATTCTGCTTTTCGCGTACAGCTTCGACGGTGCGCCCACTCAGGTCATTGACATGGCGCAGGGCGAAAAAATCCCTCTGGAAGTTATTCACGCACTGACAGACCCGCAGTGCCTGAAGCACGCCTACAATGCGGCCTTTGAATGGTACTGCCTCAGTAAGTACATGGGCGCACAGCTCCCGCCTTCACAGTGGCGTGACACGATGCTGCACGGCCTGTATGCCGGTTACACCGCAGGTCTGGACGCGACAGGCCGGGCGCTGGGCATTCCGGAGGATAAACAGAAACTGGCTACCGGCAAGGCCCTGATCCGCTATTTCTGTGTGCCCTGCAAGCCCACGAAGTCGAACGGCGGCAGGACACGAAACTACCCGCACCACGACCCCGAAAAATGGGAGCTATTCAAGACCTACAACGGTCAAGACGTTGTGGCAGAAATGGAGATCGAACGCCGTCTATCCGTGTTTCCTGTGCCGGATTTCGTTCAGAAGCAGTGGGAAACGGATCTTCTTATCAACGCGCGCGGTGTGGCAGTCGATATGGATTTCTGCGAGGGCGCGTTGGAGCTGGGCGAAACCATCCGCGCGCAGCTCACCGACGAGGCCGTCCAGCTTTCCGGGCTGCAAAACCCCAACAGCGTCAAGCAGCTTGCCCGCTGGCTGTCCGCTGAAACCGGCGACGACATTACCTCTCTCCGCAAGGAGACGATCAAAGAGCTGCTGGGCCGCGATAACGCCGACCATGTTCAGCGGATGCTGGAAATCCGGCAGGAGCTGGGTAAAACCAGCACCAAGAAATACGACGCCATCGAGGCCGCTGTGTGCGACGACAGGCGCGTCCGTGGGCTGCTTCAGTTCTACGGTGCCAATCGTACCGGCAGATGGGCCGGACGTCTGGTGCAGGTTCAGAATCTGCCGCGCACCTACACGGAGCCGCTGGAATTTGCCCGTGAACTGGTCAAGGGCCGCAAGCTCGACGCGCTGCGGATAGTCTACGGCTCCCCGAATGACACGTTGTCACAGCTTATCCGCACCGCGTTTGTGGCTGCTCCCGGCAACGTCCTGATCGACGCCGACTTCAGCGCCATTGAAGCCCGCGTCATATCGTGGCTGGCCGACGAGGAGTGGCGGCTTGAGGTTTTCCGGACGCACGGCAAAATCTATGAGGCATCTGCATCTCAGATGTTCGGTGTCCCGCTGGAACGGATCAAAAAAGGCAACCCTGAATACTCTCTCCGGCAGCGCGGCAAGGTCGCAGAATTGGCCCTCGGCTATCAGGGTGGCGTTCCTGCTATGCGGCAGATGGACACCGGCAAGCTGCTTGCCGACCTGCCCGATGAAGAAATCAAAGACATCGTGGACAAGTGGCGCAACACAAACCCCAAAATCCGCAACCTTTGGTACAGCTTCAACGACGCAGCGATCCGCGTCATCCAGAACGGCGGCTCTCTCCGCGTTCGCTGCTGCACCTTCGCGCGGGAGTGTGACTGCATCCGTGGTACGACCTGCATGACCATCTCACTTCCGTCCGGTCGCAAGCTCTATTACGTAGAGCCTGCTGTCGGTGAAAACCGCTGGGGCGGTCCGTCCATCACTTATATGGGCGTGAACGACAAGAACAAGTGGGGCCGCATCGAAACCTACGGCGGAAAGCTGGTGGAGAACGTCGTACAGGCCATCGCCCGCGACTGTCTGGCGCAGGCCATTGAACATCTTGAAGCTGCCGGGCTGCCCGTGGTTTTCCACATCCATGACGAGGTGGTCATCGACACCGCAGCATTTGACACCAACGACGCCATGCTTGACAAGGTGGTCAAGATCATGTCAACCCCGATTCCGTGGGCGGAGGGCCTGCCCCTTGGCGCTGACGGCTGGGTCGGAGCATTTTTCAAAAAAGATTAAGGAGGCAACCTTTTATGTTTATCAAGACTTCTACTACCAACGAAACCACATGGGCCGCGCTGAAGGCGGCGGTCGATAACGGCACCATCGCGCAGGGTGATCTGATCGTTTTCAATCTGAAGAACGGCGAGGAGGTGGCTGTGAGAGCTACACAGGATAAGAACGGCAAGTGATTCTTCGTCCTCGAAGACTGCCTCGCTGACGAGCACTGCATGAACAAGCGCCCCACCAACAAGGGCGCGTGGGCTGCCTGCGATATGCGGCAGTATCTCAACAACACCATGTTCGCCCTTCTGCCGGACGAGCTTCAGGCGCTTATTGCGCCAACGAAAATCGTTCAGATCGTGGACGGTGAGCGCGTAGAAACCGAAGACAAGCTGTTCTTGCTTTCCAAGACGCAGGTGTTCGGCAAGGGCCGCTGGTCGGATCGTGAGCCGGAGGACACGCGGCTTCTGTGTTTCCTCCGCGAGAAGGACCGCGTGAAGGAGTGCGGCGACAATGGAACATGGTGGTGGTGGCTGCGGTCGCCTGAGGCGTCGTCGTCTTCGTCTTTCGCCATTGTGAACAACAACGGTAACAGCTCCAACTACGGTGCGTCCAACTCCTACGGGGTGGCGTTCGGCTTCTGTTTAATCTGATTTCCCTTTGAAATCCGGCCCCCGGTCGTGGGGCCACCCAAAATACAATAACACAAAATCTACGGAGGCAACTCATTATGAAATGCGAAAAGCTGATTAAAACCGCCGCTGTGGTGGCTCTGATCCTTTTTATCGCCGGTGCAGTAATCGGCACACTGGCCGTTCCTGTGGTCCTGTCCATGTTCTATTCGTGGTACTGGCTGTTCCTTTATGCCGGTTATCTGCTTGTCATCCTCTATGTGGCGCTCTACTGCATTCGCTACAGCTATGAGGAACACATCAATAACGGAGGGAAATCCTATGCAAAACGCTAACATCGGTCTGGTTGACATTACGTTGACCTGCCATTTCGAGGTCAAGGACGCGGAAGTGTTCGGCGGCGCTGGGAGCGTCGGCTACACAAGCGTTGCGCTGAAGCACGCGAAAGCTGCCGACCAGCTTGTGGGCATCATCAACAATTCGGTTCAGTGCGAAGGCTTCCTTTATGCCCAGCGCAAGAGCACTGCTGACCTGCTCGGCGTTCCCGTCGAGTGCGTCAGAGCCATTACATACGACCAGTACGAGGCCGCAACCGGAGACGACGAAACGGAGGACGACGATGAAGATTATTAAGCCCGGCTTTGAGTTCATCACGCCTACCGCTGGAACGTCTGCAAGGACTACGACAACGACACCGCAGACGGCAATGACAACGAAGGCGGTCTAACCTTCAGCTACGGCCTTGAGGACACCGACAGCGTGGGCACCAAGCCCGTATTCAACGCCTCGTCCTCCGTGCTCTGGTGCAATGTCCGTGACTGCCTCGGCGCAGAACTGGAAGCCATGTTCAAGGACCGCGAGGCGGCGGGCGCATGGAGCGCTGAACGCATCCTTGCCAAGTTCGCCGCGCATCAGGCGGCGCGCCCGGAAGCGCTGGTGGCCGAAGATATGTGGGGCAAATACTTCACGCCCTATATCAACAACGGCAACACCGCGTACATCGATATGATGCAGGGCAACAAGACCGACCAGCGTACCCAGTTTGAGACATACCAAGAGGGCTATATGTCCTCCAAGTATTACGGCTCTGTGGCCGTGAACGACAAAATCCAGTTCCGAGGCAACACCCCGAACGAGTGGGCGGGCGTTACGCCGACCGGCAACTTCTCCATCACCCCGTATGCCGACTGTTATATCATCGTCAAATACGGCTCCTACAGCGTCCGTAAGCGCGCGAAAAGAGGCACGGCATATGAGATCATCTGCCCCGTTCAGGAGGCGCTGAGCGACACGGAAATCTATGTCTACCTCGCTTCCAACGTGGTTGAGATCAGTTCCATTGCCGGTCTGTACTGCCAGTTCATCGACCTTCAGGGCGCACGCCGTCTGCGCAGCTTCACCGCAGGCGCGGAGGCAGACGGCTACACGAACAAGAACCTGACGTCTATCAGCGTCGGCGCAAACACGCTGCTTGAGTACCTCGACCTGCGCGGTACGCCGGAGCTGAAGCAGGCGCTTGACCTGTCCGCCCTCACCTCCCTGAAAACGCTCCTGCTGACCGGCAGCGGCATTACCGGCGTGACCTTCGCACTGGGTGCTCCTGTCGAGACGGCCAAGCTCTGCCCGCTGAACAGCTTGATCGCCCGGCAGCTCTCGCACCTGACCGCGTTTGCTATGGACGGCTCCAACCTCCGCACGATCTGGGTCGAGGCCGCCGCAGCAATCGACACCTACGCGCTTGTGAGCGCTGCGGCAAGCCTCAGCCGTGGCCGCCTGCCGGATGTCAGCTGGTCGATGAACGACGCCGACGTGCTGCTTCGCCTGAAAGACCTTGCCGGTCTGGATGAGACGGGCAACCCCGCTACGGATTTCGTCCTCAAGGGCGCAGCGCACATCG